CTTCAAATTGCTGATGCTGGTGCTGTGAAACGCCGTTTGAATTTAGTTTTAGAACGAAATTCCAAGTCTAACACACACGTTTGTGACAATGATTATTATGTGGCACAATGCGATTCTTTTCCAGATTATGTTGGAAAGAAACTCCATCCTGGAGACATTGCGCAATTAATCTACAAAATGCGCCAAGTTAGATTGGATAGACATGCCAAATCAAAATGCTCGCGAAATGATATTCGAGCGGCCGTTGGATTACCACCTTTAGAAGATAAAGTTATTGAATTTTATCCCAAAGTTGAATCTCACACATTTGTCGAAAGTGCAACAGATTATATACACGAATTGTCTCAACAAATCAAGCAATCTTACATCAATTTGACAACGGTTCAGGACCAGCGCAACCCTGCGTTCTTAACAGAACAAGATGAACGCAAATACTCCGACTACATGAAAATGACTCAAGTTATAAATGGTGTTCAAGTCACTAGTGGGTTTGATGAAAGTGTTAGAGATTTTCTTTCGGGTTCTGTAACCAATGTTAAACAAATTTCCGATTTAGAAAGACGTAAGTATGAAAACTATCTTAAGGATCATAAAGAGGTTGGAGGTAGAGCTCAAACCCTTGAAGAATATGTGACTAGTGAAAGGAGTTACATTGACTTTATGGAGAAACTTAGTAAAGATCAGCTAGAACGACAACAACAAATTGCAATGCCCGGCTTAATACCATCCGCAAATGGATTGATTGGTGATAATACTGATATGACGTTACAAGCAGGTGAAATTCCAACACAACAATTAAGAAAACCACCTACTGCCGTGGAATGGATACTTAAAGTTTTGCCCATTCAACTTTGTGAGTGGATGGAATCCCCATATTGTAAATGGTTTATATATGGGTTCACAATTATAGTAACAGCCATTCTTTGCCAAAAACTCTTTGCTAAGATGTTTCCCGAAACAATGTAGGAACAAAGTTGGAAAAACAAAGAAGGAAAAGCATGGGGGAAGAAAAAGAATTCTCGGGCTCGTAAATTAAATATTCACCCTTCAGAAAACTTTGGCTTTTCCACAGTACCCCAGGTTGCTTTACACTCATCCAGTCCTGAACAGATCGTTCCACAATCAAGTTTGTTTGATTTTCATAATTGCATGACAAAAACTATGTCTAAAGGAGTTGCATTGTTGGAATTTTATGGTAAGGATAATGATAGATCTTATCAAGAATATGGTTTAGCTTTCCATATCAAGGATGGAATTATGATTACTCCCTCTCATTTAATGTTTAAATACACAATGGATGATGTGGATGCCCATATTTTGATGCATTTAGATGGTAAAGTCTACAAAATGGGTATTCCCGAAAATACCTGGAAAATTGAAAATGAAGATGTTATACTTTTCCATTTGCCTAAAAATATACCAAAACCAGTCGCATTGTACAAGTATTTGATCAGTGCCGAAAATCCTCCGTCTGTGCATCCATTACAAGAAGTTTATCAACTCGGAGTTGGTTTTAAGAACGAGATCTTGGTACGTAATTATAATCGAGTTCCAAAATCAGGTACTGTCAACCACATTGTTGACGGTGAAATTATTATATATGATTTGGGTTTCACATATTCTGGTGACTGTCAAAAAGGTCATTCCGGTTCTCCAGTGATTGTGTTTACACTAGAAGGTCCTAAGCTTATTGGAATGCACGTTGGTGCGACTACTAAAACAAATCTTGGAATAGCTTATGTCTTGTGTCAAGAATGGTTTGACAATATGACCAATGATATGGTCACGCAATCTGCGAGTTTATTACCTGTGAAAATTTCACATACAGTTCCACCAAATGAAGCTAACAACATGCCTCGATATACTCGAATTCGCAAATCACCTATCCACGCATGGAATGGACCTCCTGGTTCAATCCCAGCCAAGTTCTCTCCATTTGAGAATGAGAAAGGCGAGATTATTGATCCGCTAGTTGTTGCTATGAGTAAACTCAAACAGGAACACTTTGAAAGCCCTGAAGACTTACACGAAGAGCAAGTTTTGGAATATATGAAAACAGTTTATCCTCCGAGAAATGACGCACGATTAATGACCTATGATGAGGCCATTAATGGCGTGCCTGATAGGGGAATACCATCTATAGTTGGTAGCACATCTGCTGGATATCCCTATTGCTTGAATGCTCTTAAAGGAAAAAATCCATATATCGTACAAGTTAACAATCGTTACACGTATCAGGATGAATTTCTCAAGAAGGTCCAGGTTATGGAAGGTAAACTTCGAGAAGGTGAACAGATCTCAGTTATTTGGGCCGACACCTTAAAAGATGAAACGAGACCAATTGAGAAAGTTATGGCTGGGAAGACACGTTTGTTTACTAGTTGTCCATTGCATTATTTGGTTTTGGTCAGAAGATATTTTTTGGATTTTGTTGGAAGAGTTCAAGAATTGGCTGCAACTCATCCGGTTAGCGTAGGTATAAATCCCCATTCATTGCAATGGACATTATTATACCAGCGAATGGCCGAATTGAATGGTTCAATCATAGCTGGAGATTTCTCAAATTATGATGGAAGTGTTCCAGCTTTCGTTGGTAGAATAGTGTTGAAGTTTATTAACCAATGGTATATGAGTGATGATATTGATGCAAATGTTCGAGCGTTGCTCTTTGAGCATTTGTGGAATGGTGTGCGCATATGTGGAGATAAAATTTACTTCACTAAAGATGGAAATCCATCTGGAAATCCTCTAACGTCTATCTTCAACTCGTTGATAAACATGATCATGTGTTACATAATATTAACTCAGGATTTTAAATTGTTAGAAGATGAGTTTAGGTTGGCCATGTACGGTGACGACAACATTATTTCTGTTTCTCATGTTGGCTTACGGGTTTCTGATTTTACTCCTCATTTTAAACGACGATTTAATATGAGTTACACTCATTTTACAAAAGTAGTCGGAAACGATCCATATGATACGATGGACACTATTCGATATTTGGGCCGTTCTTTCGTTAAGAATATGACCGTCATGAGAGCCCCGCTACAGTTAGATACCATTTTAGAATCTACGTATTGGGTTAGGGGTAAAGATCACGAACATGTGGCTTTTATTAGCACTATTCGTGCTGCTTGTTTGGAATTATCACATTATCCTATGCGAGAATACAACAAGTATGTGGACCAACTATATGATGCAGTTCGTTTAGCTGGGTTACTACCACAGTACAATTATTTGTTGAGTCATAGACGAACTTGGTTTGATTATCATACAGCTTTTTATGATGAGCAACGAAAGAATTCCATGCTCGCCATGGAGCTTCGCGTTTTAGCGTATAATATAATCAATACAACCGATGAATTAGCGTTCGAAGAAGAACCCATTGCAATTGTTTGCCAGTCTGGTAATAACACAATACCCAAAATGCATGGTGAAGTATCCGAGTCTCGTCACGTTGAATTTACAGAAAGAGCTGTGAACGAAGTGCCTGCAACGCAAATGTTGCAATTAGGACAGATTCAGGATGCCGCTCCAATTGGTCATGGTGACATTGGATCAGAAGGTTATCAGGATCCGATGAAATCTTGTAATATGGAATTGTTTACGTTTGACAAAACTCTTGATAGAGAATATCTATTAGATAATGTATCCTGGACCGTAAGTGCAGCTAGTGGTACCGTCTTAGCGCAATATTTGTTTCCACAAGATTTATTTAGTCAAACATATATTGCTCAGAAAATAAACGATTATCGTTTTTTTAGAGCAGGAATTAGGGTGTCAGTACGCTTAACGAGCACTAAATTACTCTATGGGACCATTTTCCTCATTTATGATCCTCAACGAAACACCAATGATGTTTTCACGGCACAAGCATATCGTGGATCTTGTTACCCGCATATGCTTATATCAGCCAGCTCCGGAGATACTGCGGTGTTTGACGTGCCTTTTATATATAATAGAAGGGCATTAGATCTAATAGACGCACCATCGGATCAAATGGGTAGATTTATCATTATGGTGAATAATCCACTTGTAGATATTATGGGTGAAGTGACTACTGCCAACATAATGGTGACAGCACAATTCACAAACGCGGAGTTATTCATGCCGCACGCCGATCCAGATGATACGTTTCAAGTTCAAAGTGGTAGAGGAGAAGAAGGACGTTTGAAAAGCGAAAAAGGTTCTGTTTCTTCTATTTATAATATGACAAAATCGCTCAGCGGGAATATTCGTTCTGCTGTTTTATCTTCATCCTACGCAGGCAGTGCTGTTAAACTATTACGTAGTGCTAATAGTGCGGCAAATATGTTGGGATTATCAAAACCAAGGACCACTGATATGGCCACGGTTCTGAAAGTTAATCCTTTCAGCGATATTAACACTGGAATGGGAATAGATTCCACTCCAACTCTCGGTATGGATCCGGAAAATCAAATATCTACACAACCTAATGTGGGTGGTATTGGTATTGATGAAATGGATTTCAAACAGTTGTGTGGAACCCCTGTTATGGTATCTACGCACAATTTGGGTCCAGCTAGTGGTGCTATATCTTTATGTAAGGTTGCGTTTTTAGCTCCTAGCATGAACACTGCAACGAGCACACCTGGAAACTACGCGGAATTTATAACTACTATGTTCACTTATGTAGCTGGTTCTAAGAAAGTCAAATTATACTTTAGTGCTTCTCAATTTCATTCAGCTCGCTTCGTGTTATATTTGAATGACAATATTGCTGCAACTGAATGGCAAAATTGCTATCATCGGATTATAGATGTTCAGGGTGACACTGAAGTTGAATTCACCCTACCATATTCAACTAGTTATGTAGCCAATCAGACTGGTGGAGACACAAATCCTTTTGAGTTGTTTATCGCTACATTGTCATGGTCACAACCTGACTCAACACTAAATACACCTATCTACGTTAACACATATACAGCTGCGTCAGATGATATCGTTTTTGGAGGTCTTGGAGATGATGTCTTTACTGTTCAATCTTGTCCAAGGAATGATTTTGCTCACACATTTGAACCCTTTCATTCCTCTATGACTGGGTACAAAGTTGAAAATTTGATCTTTGGAGAACGTTACACGTCGGTTCGTCAAATAATACATCGTTATTCTGCGCTAACGCAAGCATCCTTGGCACCAGCTGCTTACACTGTTGATCATTATGCTGGACAAGGTGACGTTGCTGGTGGTGTTTACATGGGTTTAGAATTGATTGGTTTGATTTTTAATTTTTGGAGAGGGAGCAAGCGAGTTAGGTTTATAACTACTAATGGAAACATTTTTAGTACTATCACGTACAACAATAACGGACAAGCTCTTAAAGGTGCAGGTGTTAGTAGTATTCCGAACCCGTCCGTTGAAATAGAAATGCCTTTCTATTACAATGTGTTATATTTAAGCACTCGGAGTAATACAACAGCACGAACCATGTGCGGTTACTCGGCAGCAGACGTTTTTATTCTTACCGCTGCTGGTGACGATTTTAGTTTTCACTTCCTACGTCCTCCACCCCTTGGAATTTGGAGTTCGAATTCGACTGATTACGGCTTCGTTAAAATGAGAACGTGGTTAAATGGTCAGCACAATTGACGGTTACTCGTAATTAAACTAGGCTTCACGTACGCAACGGCATCGCGCATTCTTTTATCATTACGTAAATGGCACCACGTCTCAAACTCAACTCAGTGTCACACTGTTTTATCTTATCCTAACCACACACGCTACGTAGTACTGATGTGTGACGGAATTTCAACTTATATCGTAGGTAGTCAGTACCGCTTAGAAGCTTTAGAGTTGAAGGTTTTCGAACCCCTCATTTTTCTTCTTAAGGTTTTCCTTGAAAAGTGAGAGATCAACAATAGGA